GTTCCGATGGAAAGCGAGTTGGCAGGGCCGGTCGCGCCCACATCGCCGCGAGGAATGGCGAAATTCAGAACACCGGGTGCGCTGGTTCCGGCATTGGTGACCGAGGCGTTGGTTCCGGGGTTGCCGGTTGAAACCGATCCCACGGCCACGGTGGCGGCATCGCCCTTGTTTCCGCGAGGAATGGTGAACGAAAGAACCCGGTTCTCTGGGGTTCCGGTGGCGGCGACCGAGGCGTTGGTTCCTTCGGCTCCGGTGGTGGTCGTGCCGACATTGACCGTTCCGGCTGGGCCTTGGGGCAGGCCGAAATTGAGAACGGCGGTATTGCCGGTGCCGGTGTTGGAAACGGTGGGGGTGGAGCCGGTCGGGAGGTTCGTGACCGATCCCACGGTGACGAGGAGCGAGGGGTAGCTGACTCCACCCCCCGGCCCGCCTGCGGTGGCTTTAGCCTGGTCGATGCCATCGCCGCCGGATCGCGAGGAAACGAGTTTGGACGATGTCCAAGCGGGTTTGATTTTCCCCTTGCGCTCGGTGCTGTCCCGGCGCATCGCGGGATTTTTGCCCAAAACCTCGACTTCTTTGGAGAGGAGCGCGGCCTTGTTGGCATCGCCGGTCAGCGGAACGGCGAGCTTCGCGGCAAGGTTGGCCGTCAACAAATCGATGAACAGCGAGTCGAAGAGGGTGACATCGGTTGTCTTGCGGATGTATTCCAGCGTGATCGCGCTGCCGAGCCAGACATCCCAATCGGTTGTCCACCCGGAAGTGACGCCGGGTTCCTTGGTCGTGTTGGCGACCCGGCAAATGTAAACCGCCGAGGCGCTGGTGACGACATTGCCGACCTCGTAGGCGCGACCGGCCACCCAATCGGGAGCGCCGGAATCCGCATTGGTGAGGACAAAATTGCCCGCCACTTCCCACGCCGAGTCGGCGGCAGCGGAATCCCAATCGTTAACGCGAAACACGCGCAGGCAGTCGGAAGGGATGGCATAGCGGTAAGCCCACTTGTATTCCGGGCGTGGGAGGGTTTCTGCGACGGTGGTGGACTTCATCGCCCAAGTCCACGATCCGGTCAGAAGCAGGGCATCGCGAACCTGCGGGTAGAGGGATTTGGCGAGCAGCATCGCCTGCGAGGAAGGGCCGAATTGCTCGGCGGTGCCGACCCGGAGGATCGCTTGGCGGCAAAGTTCATCCTCGGTGAGCGTGGCGGAGGGGCGATCCTTGGCGGTTGCAAGGATCAGCGATTTGACCGCCGGGCGCTGGATGTTGGAGGAAAAGATTTCCGCCATTTGGGCAAAGAGGTCTTTGCTGGCGGTGAGAGGGAGCGCGAGGTTGACCGCGAGCTTCGCGGAAAAGATTTCGACAAAGACCGCCGGGAACTTGGCGGCGTCGGTGACATGGGCGATGTATTCGATCTGCGCGGGCGCGGCGAGGTCGGTGTGGATGAACCCATCCACGATCTCCCATTTGGAAAAGTTTTCATCCTCGTCGATTCCGTTGAGTCGGATGAGCCGGAGAAAATCGGAGGGAACGGCAAACCGGCGGGCGTAGCCAAAAGCCGGAGCCGTGGCGTCGGCGGTCAGCGAAGCGAGTTTGCGACAGAACTGCCAATCGAACTCCGTCTGGAGTTCCTCCAAAGTCTGCGCGTAGAAGAGCGAGCAGTATTGCGCCTGCGCGGTCGCATCGGTGAGCGCGTTGATGCGAGAATCACCGAGTCGGGCGAGAGCGAGATTGCAGATTTGGATGTCTGTCATTGAGGCGCGGTCAGATCACAGAAAAAAAAGGGCGGCAGACATTTCCCGGTCTGCCAGCGGGTTTGCGGGTTAGGCTTCGTCGCAGTTGATCTCGACGACCTTCTTCTCTTCCATGCGAACGGCCCCGAGAGAGGCGACCGAGCGGATTTGGAGCGAATGCGAGAGATCGGGACGGACATCCATGTAGGTCTTGAGTCCGCGCTCCGCGAGAACGACTCCCGACTTCACATAGGCGTAGCAGGAGCGAACCGTTGTGGTGATCGGCAGAAGTTGGGTGCGGCGGAATTTGAAACCCATGAAGCTGTTGATCGCACCGTCTGCAAGGGCGCGAACCGTGTTGTAGTCGGCGGATGTCACTTCGACCGTGCGGAGCAGGTCTTGAAGCTGTTTGGCCGAAACCACGATGATGCGCTCCTCCTCCTCGTCCACCTCATTGGCGTCGAGGATGAATTTGGCGCGGCGGAGTTTCGCGATGGTGAGACCGCTGTTGGCGGCGGTGCCGGTTTCCACATACTGCACGCCGACTTTTTGGCCAGCAGGCAATGGAACTGCGGTTGTGCCGGTCGTGCCGGTGAACGAGTCACCCTGCATTGCCGAGATGATGATCGAGTCGCAGGTGCGGGCGTAGGCCGCGCCGTGGGCTTGAACAATCGGGCTGGTCGGAAGAACGACTTCGCCGAGCTTGGCCTCGTCCCATTCATCGACGAGTTTGGCGGTGTCGTATTCCGTGGTGCGAACCCAGCGTTTGGACATCGTCTGGTCGCTGATGCGTGTGGTCACGGAGCGATCCGCGATAGCCACCATGGATGCGGAATCGAGTTGGTTGTAGGACTTCTCTTTTCCTTGGATGGAATCGATGGTCACATACTCGCGAAGGCGCGAGTTCTTTTGTTGCACGAGGTGTTTCCAGTTCGCGTCGAACTGAGTCGTGAAGTGGTTGGGAATTGCTGTCAGAACATTGTTAGCCATTTGGGCCTCCTTGGTTGATTGGGTTGAGTTGGTATCAGTCGAAACTGATGGTTTGATTGCTCCCTTCGCTTCCGAGTGTCCCGTGTGGGGTCTTTCGCTTGCGGGCTTGAGGGAGCAGGCTCAACGAGGAGGTGTCTGCTCTGACGGTGGGTGTTTTACCGCACCCGGCGGTATCAGTCAAAAAATTTTAGCGAGGCCAAGAATTGAACTTGGAATTCCAGATTATGAAACTGGTGTGATGCCTTTTCACTACCTCGCAAATTGTCACCCGTTTTTGAGGAGGCTGTTGACCAGCGACACGGCCTCGCTGTCGCCTTCTTGGTAGCGTTTGTGCCACGGGTTTTCAGCATTTCGCATGATGTCCATGGCGCGGGATTGGCCGGTCATCATCTCGGCGCTTTGCATCCCACGGCCCATCTTGTCCTCGCTCATCATCTGCGCCATGCGAACAAATCCGCGCACGACCTCGGGATCGCTGAACCCGTGCGAGTTCGCGTTGACCCCGGCCATCTTTGCGGCCTGCTTGGCGAGTCCGATGTTCTTGTCGAATTCATTTCCCCATTCCTTTTGAAGTGTGCCGACCGCATCGGTGCGTTGCTTTTCAAAGGTGGATTGCAGCGCCTCCAGCTTGACCTTCTCGTAATGCGCGAACTGGTTGGCGAGCGCCTTCATCGCGCCTGGTGGGACATTGTGCTTGTGCGCGATCTCGGCGAAGGGCTTCGCGAAATCGTCGTTCCATGTCATGCCTTCCGGCAGCGCATCCGGTGCGAATTTGTAGTCGTCGAGCGTGTCGGGAACGCCAAGCGCCTTGCGGAAAGCGGCGACCTCCTCGGGCGAGGATTTCTCGCTGGGGACTCCAAGTTTTTTCCCGATGAGCGCATTCGCGTTCGCGAGCGCCTTGGCCATGTCGGGAACGCTTTTGTATTTGGCGAGCGTGTCCTTGTAGTCCTTGGCGTCCTCGGGCAGGGCATCGAGCCACTTGTCCGCGAAGGTGCCGTCCGGGTTGACATATCCGGTCGAGGGTTGCGTGTTGGTTTCCGCAGCGGGCTGCGACGATGCCGACGAATCGGCGTTGGTGCTATCGGCTCCCGTATCGAGCAGGGACTGCTCGGAGGAGGTGTCGATGGTTTCTTCCATAAATAGTATCAGTCAAAACAGCGTTATTCGACCGGCGCGTTGACGATGGTTCCGTCCTCGGTGACAAAGCCGAGGTGGGTCGTGCGGGTCGCGTATTGCGCCTTGAATTGCTCGGGGTGGTAGTCGCGAAGCCACTCCACATAGGCGTGGGTTTTGTCGCCGAGCATTGGATCGATCTCGGGTTGCGGCGGGATGGTTTTGGTTTTGCTCATTTTTTGATTTTGCGTTTGGGTTCCTCGATGTTGCCGTCGGCGATCACCGGCCTGCGGAGCATCGCTTCGATGTGAAGAATGACTCCGCGCTGACCGTCGCGGAGCGCAGCGACCACGGGGTTGTAGTCGTAGCCGGGGAGGAAAACTTGGGACTCGGTGGCGAACTGGTGCTTCATGTCCGCAATGACCGTTTGGCCGTCCTTGCTGCTGAAAATCCGCTGATACGCGCTGATGGTTTTCTGGCGCTCGCGTTCGCGTTTGAGCGCCTCGGCCTTGTCGATGGGTGCCATCATGCCGCTGCCATTCCGGGGAGCATTCCCGCGAGAACGGAATCCTGCTTCACGGCCCCGGCTTTGCCGAGGGCGCTGGCGGTGCGCTCCAGTTGCTCGGCCTGCATTTGGGCCTGCGCGGCCTGCGCCCGGTCGGCCCGCATTTGCGCGACCATTTCTTCGTCCATGAGCCAGCGGGCGGGCAATCCGTCGTTGCGGGCCATGTCGCGGGTGATCTCGTCGAAGTCGAAGTTATCGAGCATCTCGGGCTTGATGTTCGCGTAAGGCAGAAGCATCTCGCTGGAGCGGATGAACGCCATGTTTTCAAGTTGCTTCACCGCGAGCGCGATCCGGCTGTTGTAGGACACATCGGGTTCGGGAATGAACCCGCTCATCGCGAGTTCCTGCGGCGGTGGCGGGAATTTCCCTTGGCGGGCGAGAATCGCAAAGACCCGGCGCAGGAGCGGATTGAAAAGCTCGGTCGTCATCCGCGAAAAGGTCGGCGAGAACTGGATCAATTTTTCGGCGCTGCGCTCGGCGACCTCGCGGGCCGTCATCTGCTTTTCGAGTTGCGCGAACATCTTGAAAAGATCGACATGGAACGCCTCATTGATGGCGCTTCGTTTCCACTCGGCGCGGGCGATGCCGATGTCGTAGCGACCCGTCGTGTTCCACTCTTTGGGAGTCGCCGAGGGATTGTTGGGATCGAAATAGGTCACGCCCCCCGCACGGAGATCGATGTCACCATCGAACCCGGCGGGGATGAGGATGCGTGGGAATGCGGCGAGTTCCGCGAGGCTGTCGAGTTGCTTTTCGAGAAAGTTAAGTTGCTTGGCCTCCGGGAGCGCCATCCAGCTTGGGGAATAGCCATAGACCTCGCAGTTTTTCCATTTGAGGTAGCGGGTCACAAAAAACGGTTGCTCGTCGTAGCCGGTCGAGGCCAAGAC